CGCGACTGCACACTGACCTTTATCGGATCGAATAGCCCCGCAAACCTTGCTTCACGCCCTGCGGGCCTTCTCGTCATGGACGAGACGGACAAGTTTGCCATGCCGAGCGAGCGCGAAGCCGGGGCCGTAGCTTTGGCCGAGAACCGCACCAAGTCCTACACCAACGCCCTGCGCGTAAAGTCTTCGACCCCGACCACCCCGGATGGGGAAATCTGGCAAGCATTTCAGCAAGGCGACCAGCGTTTCTATTTCGTCCCGTGTCCGCATTGCAACGCCATGCAACGCCTGCTTTGGGGGCAAGTAAAGTGGGACATGGCAGCGCGCAAGGAAGACGGCGCGTGGAACGAGGACACCGTCCGGGCGACCTCTTACTACGAGTGCGAGGCGTGCAAGGGCAAGATCACGGACGGACACAAAACCCGGATGCTCCGCGCCGGGGAGTGGCGAGCGACAAACCCTAACGCCGCTGGCGGGAGGCGCAGCTATCACCTCAATTCACTATACGCCCCGTGGCGGTCGTGCGGCTTTGGCGAGCTTGCCGTCATCTTCCTGCGGCAAAAGGCCTCACTCCTTGGTCTGCAAGATTTCGTCAACGGCGCGCTGGCCGAGCCGTGGGTCGAGGACGCCGACAAGGAACAGGAGGTCAAGACCGCCGCCAGCGATTACCTTTCCGGGGATCGTTGGGACGAGGCCGAGTTCTCCGCGATGACTGTGGACGTTCAAGATGCAGGCGGTCGCCACTTTTGGGCCGTCATCCGCGATTGGTCAAAGGACGGACGCTCGCGTGGAAGATTCGCGGGACGGATTGAAACGTGGGATGACTTGGAAAAGCTACGCGAGGAACACGAGATCCGCCCGCCGTGTGTCTTTGTCGATTCCGCCTTCGCCTCGCGCGAAGTTTATTTTGCCTGTTGTCGCTTTGGCTATGTCGCCTTGCGCGGTAGCGACAACGAAAGTTTCACGTGGAACGACCAAGGCCGCAAAGTGCAACGCGCTTACGCTCGCCCGGAGCGCGGCGATCCTGCGGGCGGGGGGAGATGGGACGCCGGGACGCTCGCGCGCCGAACGTGTCCGCTCATTAAATTCTCCGCGCCAACGTGCGAGGATATTTTAGACGCACTACGCCGAACAGAGCCGCCGCGCTGGGAGTTTCCAAAAGACTTCCCGCTCGATTGGCACGAACACCTCGCCAGCACAGTGCGGAAGAAACTCCGCAACGCCGTGACGGGAAAGGTCACGACGAAGTGGAGCGTAGTCAAGGGCAGGCCAAACCACTTGCGCGACTGCGAGAAAATGCAAGTAGTCGCCGCCCTGCTCGCCAAGGTCTTAACCCCCGCCGCCGAGCGTCCGTCAGAGAAGGCAACCCCGTAAAGCGGTCATTTGCAGGGGTTTAGGGAGGTGAAAAAAAAGATGAAAAAAGGCGAATCTTTTTCTTTACAAAGGCAAGCGGTTGGCTTTATCTTGGGGGAGTAATGAACACCAAAACACCTACAACCATCAGTGTAACCGCAGACGAATTTGCCGCTTTGGCGAAGGCCAATCCGAACATTCGCGTCCGCACGTTTCAAGCATCTGGTAGCGACGAGTATTACTACGTTTCCCGCCGCGAGGATGGCACAATCTACGACTTCGTGCATGAATTCCGCGCGATGTTTTAACCACCAACCAACACACACAATGAAAACACAGAACACCACAACGGGCGCGGGGAACACCACCGCCGCGCTGATTCGCAAGCAGCTTGAAAAAGTCGCCGCCGCTCATTGGCTGGCGATGACTCCGCGCGCGCTCGACCACTCCACGAAGATGATCGGGCAACGCCTCAACGACATGGTTGCCAACGGCGACCTTCGCAGCATTCAAGAACAGGATGTTTACGAAGAAGTCAAAGCGTGGATCGGCTACTAACCGTAGAACCAACAATGAACACACAAGGAACCATCACATTCAACACCGCCAAAGCACTCGCGGAATTTATCGCGGCTCTCATGCCGAAAAGCACCGCGCTGTTTGAGGTTACGGAAAATCCCAGCGGCACATTCACGATGACCTTCAACGGCGGCTACTAAACCACAACATCAAACACACACAGAACCATGAAAAAAAATATCGAAGTCAAAGTAACAATTACCATCGGCGTCGATGCCGATGCTTGGATGTCTAACTTCGGAGCAATGACGCTCGACGAATTGCGCGCCGATGTGAAGGGCTACTTCGCGGAACACTGCCGCGCACAGCTTGAGCTTATCGGCTGCGAGGCCAAACCCGAAGCGATCCAACTCACAGGCTGGACGCGCATGGCTTAACTGACCTCCCTCCCGCCCCTGCAAGTCGGGGGCGGCATGGGACGCCAAAAGCGAACCGAACACAGAACACACAATGAACACAACATCACCCACGCAGCGCAAGCTGCTCTTTGAGAACACGACCTGCCCCCGCTGCGGTGGAGGGGGTCGGATGCCGTATTCCGTCTATGGCGGAGCTTGCTTCAAATGCCACGGGCGCGGAGCCGCGCTGACCAAGCGCGGGCGCGCAGCGCAGGAGTGGTTCAGCGCGCAGCGCGAGAAACCGCTGGAAGACTTCAAGCCCGGAGACTTAATTTATTCTGATGCCGTTCCCTGCATTGGTCGCCGCGCCGAGTGGCATCGCGTCACCAGCGTCAAACTTCTCGACGGCGCAGAGGCGGGCTATCCCAACCGCCCCGACCTCAAGTGCGTTCGCGTCGAGTGCGACAAATACACGATGGGCGGATTCGTCGGCTCATCCAAGGCGCGCTTTGGCATGACGGGGCCGCAGAAGGACGATCTGCGCGTTCGCGCCTTGGCCTACCAAGCTACGCTCACCAAGAGCGGCAAGATCGCCAAGCGCGCGGCCAAGGAGGCAGCATGAGCAAACAATCGGAAATCAGCAAAGCCGCCGCCGCCCTCGGACGGAGGGGCGGGCAGGCAGGCACAGGCAAGGCCAAGGCCCGCAGCAAAAAGCATTACTCCGAGGCGGGTAAGAAAAGCGGGGAGGTTCGCCGCCTCAAGGCCTTGCAGCGCAAGGGAGCGAAACAATGACCATCGCCCGCCTAAACGAAATCCAAGCCGAGTGGATGGCCCTTTCCGGCAACGCGCCCGAGGCCGAGCAGCGGCGGGTCATGGCCCTCATGCGCGAGTTGCCTCGCAGTCATATCAGCATCGACACCGAGACGGGCGAGGCCACGCCGATGTGGCAGGGCCAACCCATGTCGATCCCGATGCCGCTGGAGGATTGTAAGCGCAGGCATCCCGATTTGACCGCGCTGGGCTTCGCGTGGCGCGCCCCGGAGTGGGTCGCCATTTGACCGATTTCGGGTTTGTGGTAATCTCCGCGCCATGAGCTTGCGCCCTCGGAGTCGTGATGAACCACGACTCCAAATTCTCTGACCCTGCCAATTTTAACGAAGCGTCTTGCGGCCCCGAGTTGCCGCACGATACCGCCGAGGACGTATTCCTCGACGCCCGCCTTCGCGTCAGTCCCCCGCCCGAGATAGCCGCTCAAGTTGCCCTGCTTAACTGGTGGTCGCTTGAGGTCTTCCGCGAGTTCTGGCGCGAGTGGGACGCACAGGAACACGGCCACGGGGCGAGCCGCTCCTTCGGGGATGAAGCGGCGATCCGCCTCCTGCAAGCGTTGACCAACTCGCAGACCCGTCAGACCGCGATGCGGGCGGAATGTTATCTGGCCGTCATCAACCGCAAGCCCGAATCGCAGACCGAGATTGCCAAGAAATACGGCGTGACCCGTGCCGCCGTCTCCAAGGTCATCGTTTCGATCAAGGACGATCTCGACCTACCCACCGCGCGGCACATGAAAAGTGACACCGCCCGCGAGTCATATCGAACTCGCGCCCTGCGGATTCACAAAGAAAGAAAATCAAATTTATGCAAAACACCGAACTCCAACTCGTATCACCGTCTCTCGACCTCGCGCTCTGCCTTGATGCAGACACTTGTGCCGCAGAGCTAACCCGCTGCGCCGACGAAGCCGACCGCTGCGCTGCCCTCGCTCAAGCCGGGGCCGAACTCGCTATCCGTCACGCATGGAACGCAGGGGCCGTCTGCTTGAAAGCCAAGGAGCTTATCGCTCACGGGGAGTTCCAAGCATGGCTGGAGGCCAACGCTGGCGAGCGCGGCTATCGCACTCTGGCAAAATGGATGAAGCTGGCAAAAGTGAATCTCGATGCACTTTTGGCCGACAACCCTACGCTCAAAGGATTGCAGGACGCTTACGTTGCCGCCGGGGTCTTGCCCGATGCGGAGCCGAAGCAGGACACCGGAGAGGGCGAGAAGGTAAAGCCGCCTTTCGTGCTGAACTTCCGGACTGAATACAAGCACGTTTCCGAGTGGCAACCCGCCGTGGCCCGAGATTTTCTGTATGAGTTCGACCGCATTGCAAAGATTGCGATGCAACTCAAAACGGAGTTCGGACTATGAGCGAACCGCGCTCCAGCCCGACCTTTTCCATCATGCTCTTTTGCTTTGCCGCTCTTGGCTTTGTCTGGTCGGTCGAGGCATTCGTAAAGGTCGCGCTGCGGTTGCTTGGCCTTTGACAGTTTGGCACAGTCATGGCGCGTTCCGATTTCTTCGGTTTGGAGGTCGCAACTCTTGAGGAGTTGCGCGACGAATACGTTGCCGCGATCAAAGCCGTGGCGGTCAACGGCGTGAGCTATTCCATCGGCGGGCGGTCACTGTCCCGCGCTAACTTAACCGAGATGCGGAATACGTTGGGCGATGTGCTTATGGCCCTCGACCGCGCTTCTGGTCGCCGCCGCCGCACCGTCTTGGCTGACTTCTCCGGGGTTCGCTCATGAATTTAGTTGATCAGACCGTTGCCCTGTTCTCGCCCCGCGCGGCCCTGCGCCGGGAGATTGCGCGTCAGAAGCTAACTGCCTTCAGCCGCTTTGATGCGGCCAAAATTACCCGCGCCCGACCGCAGGCTCGTCGCAATATGCCCGCCGAGCAGATCGGGGGAACGACCGAGCGCATTCAGCTAATGAATCGCGCCCGCGACTTGGATGACAATTTCTCCACCATCCGGGCGATCTTGACCCACTTCGTCATTCACACGGCGGGGTCGTTGGCCTACCAAGCGCGCACGGGCGACACGGGCCTCGATCAGCAAGTCGAAGCCTATCTGCGCGAGTGGTTCCGCAACTGCGACATCACCGGACGGCATAGCCTTCAAAACCTCACGCAGTTGATCTTCCGCTCGGTCTTGGTCGATGGCGATTGCGGAGTCCTCGTCACTCGGCAAAGCGGCGAGCTAAAGCTCCAGACTGTGACCGCCGAGCGGATCGGCAAAGATACAGACCTCGACTCGCTCGACCCTTTCTACTTTGGCGGCATCACCATTGACGGAGTGGGCCGTCCGGTTAGCTATCGCGTCTTTTCCCGCGACAAGTTTGGAACCTACCGCGACCCCGAGGACATCAATGCCGATATGTTCTGCCACGTGGCGAACTTTTCTCTC